CAAGGCTGTTATACCGCCCTTGAGTAAGCCCATTAGGGCAAAGACGTAGAACGCCTCGCTCAAACCGGCGGAGATCATACGCAAGAATCTCATCCACTTCGGCATTTGTTAGCCCCCTGTCCCACTCCGCTGGACACTTTAATAAGCCCGCAGCTTTAGCTTCCTTGCGCTGAACAAGTGTCATTTCCAGATGTTCTTTCGGCGCTATCAGATGCCCCACCCCTGTCGTCCACAGCAGTACACTATCTAAGTAAGGCTTCTTCCTTACCCCTTCGTGGTACTTGAGTTCATGCAGGGCGGTGAAGTTCATATTAGTTTAGTGTTTTTTTGTTTGTCGTCTGCTTTTTCTACGGTTGAATTTTTACCGGCATTCAACTTTTTTAAAGCGTCTATGTGATCCGACCCCACAAAGTAAACCCCTTTAGGCTGCGATGACAACCACATATCACGGTAGTTGTTAGCTTTATCCGCCATCTTTTTTGCTGGCGTGTTGCCTGATTCCCACATGGCTCGTTCGCCCTTACTAACAAACTTTGCAACATTTTCTTTAGTTGCTAGAGCGCGGCTTAACCGTAGGTACTCACCGCCCATCTCTTCCAAAAAACTTTCTAGCGTATCTGCATCAAACCGTTTATTTTTAAAATACCCGATTTTGTTTTGCGTCTTCAGTATGCGGTCAAAAATAGTCCCGTCGCCAACCAGAATTTCCTTTTGCTTATTTACTGCGGTATTGGTAAAAACAACAAATAGAAAATGTTTGGGGTAGCCCTTTACGTCTTTAGCCGCAGCGTCATCCCATGACCCTTTATACGAAACGCTTGGCAATTTGTCACCACCATCACCCTCGTACCATGCGCCATATTGCGCGATAGCAGACTTAACTTGCGGTGGCAGCGCAGCCTGTTTGCCGTGGGCTTGCCCAACAAACATTAAATTAGGCCTAATATCTAACAAGTTCATTTTTTGCTAAAGGCTTGTGTCCCGAACCAAAACGAAATTACAGATGCCCAGATGATCTGCGTATCGTCGTCCCAAACCGCTTCGATCATGACGTTAAACGGCACGTTGGTAGTCCACGCGTACCAGACGCCAGCAATATCAATGATTACAAGTAGGAAAAAAAGGCCATACGTGATCGTAGGACGCACCATAGCGCGGAGGTTAATTACCCACTGGGATGCGCCTTTGCCGATCTCAATATCGTGGGCGTAGAGGGCTTGCCGCTCGGAGGCTTGGGCCTGAATACTGATCTGCTCGGTACGAATTTCCTCGATATGCTCTTGGGACTGAAAGCCAGCCTTTTGCATCTCAAGTTGAGATTGCACCTGAATCTGAGCCAAGGCTAGTTCGTGCTTCTTGTCCTGCTTGTCTTGGAAGAAATCCAGTAGCTTTGGTAGGCCACCAGACAGAAAGGAAATTAGTGTTGTAAATAGCGTCATCATCAGTGTTTACCTCGCTCTTCCATCAACTTGACCCGCACTTGCAGGTCGTGAATATCTTTGTAGATTTCTTCTTTCATGGCATGGCGGCGCTCTGCACTTAACGGGCTGTCTGTTGGCACACCTTGCGACGTAATCAAAGCGGGCATCTGGCCTTCAATCTTTGTTAGGCGTTCAGAGAAACTACCTACCTGCCCAAGCAGCCAAACGATTGCGGATAAAGCGATGGGGATTATCGCTTTCATGATGTCTTGCATGTTCATTCATCACCCCCGTGCTTAAACATCCACCACAGTTACTCCGGTTGCGTAGGCCAAGTAATTGTCCAAGGGAAACCCTCTTGTGCCGTTACATCACGCAACGCCTGACGATACGTAGCCCACACAGTTTGGTCTACCGGGGAGTCTATTACCTGAGTCCAATCTGACTCTTTTAGCTTTTCGTTACGGCTTGATCTAACTGACTTAGCCTGATCTGCATCTCTAGCGGCTTTGTAAGCAGCCTCTTGCTCTGCCGCCGTTTGCGCTGGCTCAAGCTCAGTAGCAGGACGATCTGTGAAGATTGGGCCAAGTACGTACTTAGTGAACCATCGGCCATCGACCTGCTCTGCGCCAGCAGCTTGCGAGTATTGGTAAACATCACCACCTGTAGCCTGTGGGCCTTCAAAGACTACATCAGCACCCAAGGCTTCTAAAACCTCAGTTGTTGTTGTCTCCCATGTAGGGCCACCATTGGCTTTTGTGTACGCACGAAACTCACCTTCATACATTACCGCACCATTTGATCTGATTCGTACTTGCATGATCTTTCCTTTAAGCAATAGCCAAGAATATGTATGTACCACCGTTAGCATTTAACGCCGCCGGTGCTGCTGCGGTTACTTGAAAGCCAGTGGTGTCGGTGTCAACGTAGTTAGTGCCTGTGACTTCAGCCGCAGTATCGTTTAGTAGCAGATACGGATCGTTGCCTGACGTAATACCACGCGCCGAATCCCATACGTACCAATCGCCAGTGGAGTCAGTGCGCTTAATAAGCACGAACCTAGCGCCAGAAGTAAACCCGCAAGCTACCGTCTGCAATGCGCCTGTGCCTGTGTAGCTGCCTACTTTAGAAACCCCTGGGCAAGTGGCAAAAAGGTAGGCAACAAAATTATTTGTGTTTGCATTAACATTCCCATCAGCACCCAAAGAAAAAACAGAAGATGTTGGGGCTGTATTATTCCAAGTATTAAATGGATTTCCAGTACCAGCGGCATCAGTTGTGCCAAAATTAATATATCCACCAACTCCTAATGATGATAAATATGCTCTCCAATAATATCCTGCTGTAGTTCTATTTTTGCAAATAATAAACTCAGGAACTGCTGTTAAGTTGTGAGATATAGTCCTAGCTGTTCCAGTACCCGTATAGCAAACTACATCAAAGAATCCTGGTGCGCGACGTAAGCTCCAATAAATCATTCCACTACCAGCCCAATTTGAGGATGTTTGAAATCCTGTATTGCTCCAGTATTGAGTAATATCACTTGAAGCACTTTCAGCACCAGTAGATGGTGTTCTTAAATATACTCCACTTGAAGTTGTATTAGAACTAACACCAGTAAGTCTTGATGAAACTACTCCATTATTAGCGAATCCACTACGAATATTCATAATCTGCATATCCAGCGGAAAACCTGTTGTGTTTTCAGTGCCTTGAGCATTATTAGCTGCTGTAGGCGTAAACACACTCGTACCCAACGTAGGCACGGCCATCGGGCCACGGCGTATGGCTATGTACACATATGTTTGAGAAGCTCCAGGGAAATTATTACCCACATAAAATCCTGTTGCTGTTGGATATATACCCTGTGTACTTGTTGATGAACTTTCTGCCGATGAAACAGTCGGTGATATGTAGTTATAAGAAGTGCGAGAAGAACCTCTCATAGTATCAACAATTTGCCAATTTCCAACACCATCAGTTCGCTTAAACATTACCAATTGAGATTCATATCCTAGAGTAATATCACCAGCAGCACCTGTACCGTCAGTAGTAAACGTCCCACAGCTAATCACATTATCAGTACCAGCAAGACCAAAGCCACCTGCGTTATGGGCGAATAGGTAGGCTACGAATGTATCGCCTGAATAATTAGTTCCTGTCCATGTTCCTGTAGTAAATTGTGTCGATGTTGGACTTGTATTATTCCAAAATGAAGTAGCAGTTACAGTAGCGGTACTGGTATTAAGATAAAGTGCGCCAGTTGCGCCAATAGAAGTGTGGTAAACAATCCAATCTGTAGCTCTACTAATATTCTTTACAATAATACATCCAGGTACAGAGCCAAGATTGTGAGCTACTGTTCTTCCAGCAGTACCATCTCCCGTATAAGTCACCACATCGAAGAACTTAGGCTGTTCGCGGAATGTCCATGAGACGAATGAGTCTCCGTTGTACACCGATGCCGCCAATGCTTCAGTAGTAAAACCAGTTGAACTGACGCTAATTACATTACCGCTACCCGCAGCACTATCTGCGTTTGAATACATACGTTCATAACTGATAGCACTTCCGTAAAGCAGGTTATTACCTATGTAATTTGTAGATCCTTGTGACCGGCTTTTAAGCCAAACCAACCCGCCCTTACCAGCTAGATCAATCCCATTTGTAATTGTTTGAGCAACACCAGTACCCGTATAGAGATACGTAGAGAATACGTTCTCGATGTAATTAACAGCAGTTGCCTGTGCAAACTCACCAAAACCTTGGGCAGATGCAGCGCCACGGGTAGCTATTAAAGGCATGTTGTATCCTTATGCAAACTTAGTTTGTGAAGTGAACACGGTAAAAGCCGCATTGCCCGTCTTGATAATCGTGTACATATAGACATCAACTGCACTTGCATTACCCGCCGCATAGGCAGTACCGCCTTGGTATTTAGGTGTCACGCTGCTACCGTCAACCTGAACCGCACTGTTGTAATAAGCTGTAGCACCGTTGGTCACTAAGAAAGCCACAGTCACAGATTCCCCCGTTGCCATCAAAGTATTAAGCGATGTACCGCTAGAGCCACGGAAGTTGACTGTAAAGTTACCCGAAGCGTCAGTCGTGTAGTACAACACGGCTTGAGTGGTTACGTCATAGGCGATTGTGCCTGTAGCCGCAGTAGCAGAAACTGTGGCAGTCTCCAATACATCGGCAATCTTTAAACCTGCAATGCTGGCCGTACCGATAACAGTCATTTTTTGGGCGACGGTCAAATTACCCGATGCGGCTGTTAGTGCGGTTGTACCAGCAGACTGTAGTGCAAGTTGACCAGACGCATCGCCTGTAATAATCGCCCCGCCTGTTGCTGTATCTGCATTTAGAATCGTAGCCATGTCTTACTCCAGTGCTTGTATTTGTGCAGATAACGCAGTTAGTTGCGCCATCAGTTGTTCTTTGGTAGGGGCGGGTGCTGGTTCAGGTTCGGGAAGTGGATCAGGCTCGGTAAAGTTTGTGCCGTCATACTTCCAGCTAATGCCTACAGCCTTATTGTTGATATAAGTAGGGAACTCAACAAGCCCATGCTCCGCAGCAAAGGCTGCATCAGCAACCACTGTGTTGGTAATTACACCACCTTCTATTTTTGCGTAGCCCATATTATCCCCTTACCAACTGTAAATTCGTGCGTACCCAGCACCACCAGCACCGCCAGCGCCAGAGTTAACGCCGTTAAGAGAGCCGCTACCACCGCCTCCTCCTCCGCCACCAGCACCGCCAGCACCGCCTGTACCGCCAATTAACGTAACATCAGCACTACCGCCACCGCCGCCAGAACCAGAACCTCTACTTGCAGATTGCGTTCCGGCTGTTCCGGGTCTACCTGCTGCCCCGCCGCCGCCAAGAGCATAACTATTAATAGCCCCGCCACTAGAACCTGCTACCGCTGTATTTGAACTTTGAATACCGCCACCGCCGCCCCCTCCTGCGCCCCCAAAAACTGAAGACCCAGCATTTGCTGGCAGGAAATGATAGCCGTAAGAACCAGCAGCGCCGCCCCATTCTGCGTTCCCATTTTGTGAAGAGGCAGAATGACCTCCACCTCCTCCACCAACATTATCTTGTGAACCTGCCGCAGTTCCCCCAAAATATGTACCACTTGGCGTTCCACCTAGATTTGAACTAGCTCCACCTCGCGCTCCCGCCCCTCCACTACCACCACCTCCACCACCGGGCGCAGTGGTTGTAGCACCGCCGGTACCACCACCGCCGCCATAAGAAGTTAAAAACGAACCGAATGTGGTATTTCCACCCTGACCGCCAACGTCGCCATCGGTATCATTTGCCGTTACTGCTGCGGCTCCAGTGCCACCAGCACCTAAAGTTACCGTTACAGTAGATGTAAGATCACTAGCTTCAAACATGTATTTAACATGAGCGCCTCCACCGCCACCTCCGCCACCGCTGCGATTACTACTTGTTGCGCCCCTTCTGCCTGATGCACCACCACCGCCAGCGCCCCATAGCTCAACCATTACAAACGTGCAGCCTGTAGGTTTAGTGTATGTGCCGGATGATGTGAATTCTTGTAGATTGGCTGGAGTAGCGGCAGTTCCCCACGTAGGTGCAGCACCACCAGCCGATGTCAACACCTGACCCGCAGTGCCAGCCGCGCTAAACGCAAGCTCAGTCCCATCTCCGTAGCCTATGCCACCTAGTGTGGGGGTATTGTTTCCGTCAATTATGATTGCCATCGTTTACTCCAGTGCTTGGATTTTAGCCGTCAGAGCCTGTAGCTCTGCAAGCAGTTGTTCTTTGGTTGGGGCGGGGGTAGTTGGGACATACGCCGCTTTAGCCATATCAATATCAATGGTGAGTTCAGGAGTAATGTCTGCCCAAGCGTCCCGAAAAGTTCTATCTGCTGGTATTGCAGAATCCGGCATTTGTCGGTGGCTGACATAAGCGCCGGGGTTTACAGCCTTCCATTTTTCGATGGCTTCAACTTCGTCTGCGTCGTTAACCAGCGTCATAATTGCAACGCCACCAGATGCAAGTTTAATTACTGTTTTCATGCTTGATCTCCAAAACAGGCAGCAAAATAATGGGTGGCATCAAATAAAGTCCCCCCATCATTGAAACTAATCAAGGTAAATGCCCCCGCTGTTGGAATTGTGTTGTTGCTAACTTGTAAAGTTCTTTGGTTGCCCTGTGCGGCTTGTGCGGTAAGCAAAATTGCGTACTCTGCGCTTGAAAAGTCCGTAGCAATAGTCACAGTAACTAAACCTGTCCCATCGTCAGTAATGGAGGTAATATTGTGTGACACTTGAATAGCCCCCGCCGCATCACACTTTAGCCATGCTTTTGCCACACCCGGACTAAAATTAGTATTTAAAGGCGTTGCAAATACCGTGTTGGATGATGCAGCCTCCATTTGCGCTTGAGTAGCGGCGGTTGCACTAGCAGGGGTTGTCCAAGTAGGCGCAGAACCTGTACCCGCTGATGTCAGTACCTGACCGTTAGTACCGTAACCCGGAGTAGAGCCAACACCAATAGAGCCGTTTGCGGCTAAAGTCACAGAAGGCGTTGTGCCGTTGACTTGGAGTTGCAACGCGCCCGACGTATCGCCAGTGCTAACTAGCGCGGTTCCTGTTGCTATACCTGCTGAAATTGAACTCATCTCTTATCCTCTTATAAAACAACCCAGCGTTGGCCGGAAGAAACTGTAACGGCGTAGCCGCTAGAAATAGTAATTGGGCCAACACTCATGCCGTTTGTGCCAGAAGCAATTGTATAACTAGCAGCTATTACATCGTTATTAATCAGGATACCGCCACCCGCACCTGAACTACCGCCGGTAGCGGCGATGGTCTGGTTAGGCCATGTGCCAGTTATAGTGACATTTGAACCCGCTACTAGTGCTGGAGTAGCAGTAGCAGTACCACCATTTGCTATGGGAAGAAGCCCTGTTACATTAGTCGTTAAGTTAGTAAACGTAGTGGACGTAGTACCAGTACCACCATTGGCAATGGGAAGCGTCCCTGTTACGTCAGAAGAATTAAGGTTGATCGGACCGCCCGTAATTTTGACAAAATCAGAGCCATTCCAAGCAATCAACGCCTTATAACCCGAAGTAATAGTAATGCCGACCGTAGGGCCAGCGCCACGAACCACAATAGAGCCAGTACCTGCATTGATAACCACATAGGCTTTGCTCTGTGCCGGGGCCGTAATGTTTCGGGTGGTAGCGCCGTTACTGGCGGTCCACAAAATTACTGCGTTACGTGCTTGATTGTCTGCACCATTTGTTGTCGTTAACGTGACATCTGCGTTTGCTGAAAGTGTGACCGTACCTGCTACAGCATCATCAAGCAAGTCAGTAATTGCGGTATTAACCGTTGTACCCCACGTACCGGACAAATCGCCGGTTGTTGGCAGTGCTAGGCCAAGTAGGGGAGTAAAATTTGTAACTGCCATGTTATTTCCTTAGAGAACAACCCAGCGTTGACCACTACCAACCGTAAACGATGAGCCGGAACTTATAGTTACTGGGCCTACCGACATACCGCTTTTACCCGTTGTCATAGTATATGCGCCGGTTAACGTCGTGTAGTTTTCTACTACTACACCATCTCCATTAGCAAACGCTGCTAGTTCTGCGGGGTAAGCTACGAATACATCTTTAGTACCCGCAGAAAAATTAACCAAACTCCCGCTATTGCTAGAAGACAACACAGTTGTACGAGATAGGACGGTGCCAGAAGACGTATAGGTACCAACCCCAACTTCCCACTCAGTACCTGTTTGGGCAACAATAGTGTAGTACGTACTGTTTGCGTCACCAATAGCAGAAAAACTTTGAAACCCTGTAGCCGCGCCAAGCAGAGTCACCGTACCCGTACCCGTTGTGGTGGTAGTTTCCTTAACCCGGTCTTTTACGACGAATGCCATATTGTGTCCTTACACCGTCATTGCGACATTTTGCCAATTTGGCGTTTCGCTGTTATCTATGAGCGACCAATAGAATTTACCTACTGTCCCAACTTGACCACTAGCTTGCACCCCTGTTATGGCTACCGTGCGGTTAACCCCCACTGATCCTACCGCGCCCGTAGCTTGTACGCCATTTTCAGTTGGGTTGTTAGTTTCCGTAACATTACCTACTGCACCCGCAGCCTCAACTCCAGTTAAAGTAATAGTCTGGCTAAGTGCTACTATACCCACAGAACCAGTAGCGCCTACACCGCTAAGAGTCGCCCCATAAGTAATTACCGCAGTAAGAGTACCTACATCACCAGAGCCTTGTGCCCCATTTAGCCCAATAGCCTGTTCACTTATTACCGTACCTACATTACCAGTAGCTACAACTCCAGTTTCTGTTGGAGAATTTGTCTCTGTTACTGTACCAACTTCGCCGTTGGCTTCAACACCTGCCAGCGTTAATGCGCGTTCCCCAACTATAACTGTGCCTACCGCGCCTGTTGCTTCAACACCAGACAACGCCGCAAAATAGTTTTGCGAATCTACTACCGTGCCAACTGCGCCAGATGCTTCAACACCTGTCAGTACTAATGACCGTCCCCCAATTGCAACCGTACCAACCGCACCCGCTGCTTCAACCCCTGTTAGCGCAACAGAACTAACCTCCGCAACTGTGCCTACCGCGCCAGATGCCTGAACGCCGGTAAGAGCAACGACTACCGTCTGCCCCGCAAGTGAGGCAAACGGCGCTTCAGCAAAAGCGGCTATTCCAAACATGGCTACCCTAGCGAGTTACCCCGCTAGTCCTATTAGGTTGTAGCCAGACGGATGAGCGCAGTTGTTGTAGCGTTAGCTGGCATCGTCAACGTAAACGTACCCGCAGTAATAGTCTGCGAACCGAACGTATGGATACTCACAGCAGGATATGCGCCGCCAGTACCTTGCGTAAAGTTGTAAATCATCACCGCATCAAACGCAGTAGCCAAAGTTACTGTTGTGTACGTAATGCTTGCCGAGGGAGTCCAAAAAGCCACGCCCGCAGTCACAGAGCTATTTGTTGCTGTTGGCGGAGTTGCGTTAGTAATAGCCACACCACCTGCGGTATAGCCTGTACCAGACACTTCGCCCGCCATGGTAGTTGCGCCCACCGTGCCAGTGTAATCCGCAGAAGACGCATTAAATGTGCCGCTTGCTAATAGCAGTGCGCCGTAATAAACATCTGCGCCAGTACCAGCACGAACTACGCCTACGCCAAAATTGTGTGTGCCCGTCATGAGCTTACCCATGAACGAAGTTGACATTGCCTGTGTATTTGCCATGATATTTCCTTATGCGAAAGAGGCTGCTTCAGCGGCAAACGTTACCGCTTTTTTTAATTGAACATGGGCAGAACGATGTACCAGTTCGCCATCTAACCAATACTCTACCCACGTAGTGTATTCGTTTTCGTTATCGACATTACCCTCGCGCTTCTCCAGCAAGGATTCGTCCATTTCACCTTTAGTCGTCGTAATCAATTTGAACTCCTGATAATGGCAGATGTGGCTGTGTTGGTAGGTGGCGTAACTATAAAATCAGCAGATGTTTTGTCAGACCCAAAATCTAGTACCGCAATCGACTTATTGCCTTTTGACGCATTGTAAATTAA